ATAGTTTTTGTAAAGAAATTTATAGAAACTTAGCATCGATCCAAATAGAGCTCTCGGAGGGTTTTAGGTATTACTGCTTCAAGCCGACGATTAAATCGTCTCTTTACGTCTCGTATACTGATCGGGAATCAGTCCGAGCGACTTGACAACAAGCTCACTAAATCATCCTCACCAAGATATAAGGGTACTAAGGGGTATAATAGGGGTTGTTCTCTCGCGTTTTCCTTCGCGGCAATTGGGGAAAGCTTAGACGGCGGTCCATCGAACATTGGTCCAGGCGGTTAACACTCCTGCAGCTCCAGTAAGCGTGACAGTCTCAGTAAACGCATCGGTACCGTTAGCCGTAACAAACACGCAGCCCTCAGCAGCCAACAAATTAGCAGTACCATTACCAGGTGTAGCAATTTGCGGGGGAGCAGCAATGTTTGGGTAAACAGTAGCAGCATTCTTCAGAATATCTACCTTAAGCTGGAACACTTCGTTCACGCTATCAACAGCGGAAATACCAAAATCAACGAGGTAATTTCCTGCTGGAGGGACAAAGGAGCCTGCAGTGTTCACGATAGCCAACCCATTCCCTGTGGCAATGTTAGCATTGAGGGATGTGGTAGGGGTAGCAGTTGTGAACGTCTGTGCGGCATTTGAGCGAAACCATGAGACTTGATTGTTAGCGGGAGCTCCAGCCAAATTTTCCAAGATCGGCTTAATCAATCTTACCTTGTAAACAACATGAAGTTCACCAACTTCCGAATTAGCAGTGATGCCCTGAGTGGCAACATTGAGGTTACCGAGATCATACGTTTTGATATCAGCGGCACCAGGAAGTCCACCAGGTCGGATATAACGAGCATCCAAATTCCAGGGGACCATATCGACTGGGTCGAGAATCAATGAAAACGTTTGAGACGGCATCGCATCATTGTGGGGATCAGTATCCTCCATCTGCTGCTTTGTAACGGGTGGTGCGTCAGATGCGTCAAAATCGACCATCATCATGACTTTCCCAGTTTGGCCAGCTGTGGCAAACTCAGAAACTTCTTTCTTAAAGACGAAAGCAAGTTTCTCAAACTGGTACTTTTCAAATTGTTTGGCAATCGTTGATAGCCATGGAAACAATGATGCTTGACCAGGATTGATCGGGAACGCAACATTGTTAAAATTTGGCTGATTCGCAACTGTAACCGCAGCAACAAATTCAGATTCTTCAATCACCATTTCCTTCCGAGAACGCTGGATGCCGCGGGATGGAGCTTGTCCAATCATACCGCTGGCCTCTTCCCAGCCGGCACCACCAACGTCGATGGCTGACAAAACACTGCCTCGACGCCGGGAGTCCGGGAAAGGTTGCATGCCCATAGGGCTGTTGACAGGACCACCTCTTCGGCGATTACGTTGTCTACGGCCAAGTGGCTGCAACATGTTTGATTGACGAACTGATTTGCGGGCAGGTTGTGCACCGTTACGAATCGCTCGCTTTCTAAGTCTCTGCCGTTGGCGACGTGCGCGCTTAGCGGGACTAGCTTTCTTTTGGTTTTGTGACATATCTTGTGACTTAAACTGACAAGTGTGGAAATAACTTTCAGAAAAACTCGGGCTTCCAAGCAAGCCCGGCCACGAGACACGCGCGTAAAGTGCATTTAAAGTTGCACCCATTTCCTCGATGGACCCACCTAAGGATCCAAAGACGCGCAAAGTACCCCCCTTTAACCTCGGTTAGATGGAGCTGTTCCCTTCGGCTTAGCACCTTGATCAGCACTATTTGCACGGGGTCGAGCTTTCCATCCCTTGATTGGGGGTTTCTCAGTCTTTCCCTTTCCAACGAATTTATCTTTCTTCCAATCTTTGGAATCATCGGCGCGCTGAGGTGGAGATACGGATTTCTCTCGCCATCGTCCTTTCGCGACTAAATCAGCTTTAAACACTTCAAATTCCTCCTTAGTCATCTTTGGCTTCTCAGGCTTCTCAGATTTAGGGAGTTGGGGTTTCTTATCATGTTTTGCGGGGGCATCAGGTTCAACAATTTGTCCATCCACAACGACAGGCACTTTCGGCTTGGCGGGCACGGGTTCTTGCAGTAGGGGGGGTTTAAGGAGGTCACTAAGAATAGATGTCTTCTCAAGCCAAGCGAAAAATCCATGTATATTTGCTGAAGGCATAACTTGCTCAACATATTCCATCATCCACTCCGCAGGTTCATTCTTGTACTGAACACATTTTTCAAACTTAGCAGACCATGCTCGCATTGGTGCCGTAAGGGGGTTACGCTCAAACTCGCCATTGAGCAAGTAACGCGCACGCTTAACAAACTCACCCAAAATCGGTGTGTTCGCATCGGTTAGCCAATAAGCCAAACATTTCTCTAAAAGTTTCATAATGGGAGTGACTCCATGTCCTAAGTTGACAGTCACATGTATTTTCGTCAATTGGCGGGGAAGATCACAACAAGTGTTCACATCTCCTACCCAAACAAATGGTGAATAAACCCTGGCAAGAAACTTTACGCCAAGGCAATGCTTTTGAACTTTCTCTACAGTAATTTCTTGTCCGATCATTTTAGCTGCTCGCTTATAATTCTGCGTATCAACATCAGCTGTCAAACCATCGTCGCCTCCGTAAATGCCAAGATCCTTCCAGGCTTGCGCTGGGGTCTTACATGTTCCATCTGGACGACTTAATCGGGCTTGAAGGTAGCTTACAAAGGCGTTTGTCACTCCATTAAAACTTGAAGTTTCTGGTGACCCTGATAATCGTGCAAACTCTGAATCATATGTAACAACAGGATCCAGAACGTCAGGTGTACGCACAAAGGCTTTCAAACCAAATTGGGTTCGGTGTAAACCAATAACTCTCTCAAGATGTACCTTTCGAAACGCGCGCATAAGAACTAATCTCTCCAACTCTCTCATCAAATTTGAACCATGTCCGTCAAACTTGGAAAAGTCAGAGTTAGATACGTCTCTGAGTGCTAGCGCACAGACTTGGGCAACTCGCTCCGCAACTTCTTTCGGTGTCTTACCAAACGCATACCATTCTTGATGTTTCAACACATGGGCGGTGAACGCATAAATGAACTTAGAATACTCGGCTTTATCATCTCCATTAATTTGCGAGATGAGACGCATAGGCTTCACGTCCCCATAACTCTCTTTCTTCACGAAGCAATTGGCAACACGCTTAGGTTCTAAAGTTGGTGTTTCCAAAATACGTCTCTGTGAAGGAGAAAACTGGTGCACATAAAGATAATCGTCATCCTCGGGATCTAAGACATTAGGCTCAGGGATCAGAAACTCTACAAACTCCTGCATGCATTGGAAGAGAAATGGGGTCATAGCTAGTTCACCTGGCTTGACTTTCTCAATTCGCTCTGTGACTCCATTTTGGATATTGCTAAGGCTGTTAGCCGGAACAAAACAATCTCCAAGAATGGGTGACATGTATGGGGTCATAATAGGTTTATCCGCTGGATCATATGTCGACGGGTCAAAAGAATATACGCGTACAGATTCAGGAATAGGGGCAACGACATCAGGTTTTAACGAATCACGTGTCCATCCAGCCAAGATTGCATCATTGGTTGAGTGTCTGTGATAATCTGTTAAAACGGTGCCTGCCTCTTTGTTTCCATCACACGCTGAAATACTTTGTGGAAGGGTTAAGTCAAATTTCGATATTTTCGCAATCGACCCAAGGGTTTCATCAATCTCAACTGGAACTGTAGCTTGAGCGAACTCACCAATTTTGCCCGTTGACACCAATAATCCCGCACCGCTGTGAACTTTCAGACGAAGAAACCGTCCAAAAACAACGCGCAAGCGTGTCAGAGCTCTTCCAAAAAGGAAGAAACGAACAATGAAAGCAAATAAGCCTCGCCACATTGAGAGAGGAGTCAAAAGTACAAGTTCATGATCTTCAGAAGTTCTACGACGATCGATACCATATGTTGCAGCCTTGTAAGGAATTCCGAAGAAACTCTTATATACAAGGATATTATCATGACTGTAATTCCATACCCTATGTTGATAACGACCTCCGCCAGTAACTCTATAATCGACAGAGTTGTCCTCGTCGAAAGTAAAGCTATACTCAGTGGCTGTGC